GCTCGTCAAGGCGCTTGACCGTCAGTCCGCGCCGGTCGCCCAGCATGACGCTGCGGCGCATGTCGCCGTACAGGAGCATCGTCGAGTTGTTGTGCGTGCTCGTGCTTGTTGGCATTTTCTGGGACACGACGATGTCGAACCCCAGGTAGCTTGGCATCAGCCTGCCCGACAGGTCGGTCTTGGTGTTGCCGCCGGCCGCGGCCAGAAGGGCGTTGAAGGTCAAGCCCAAACACTGCCGCGAACAGAACCACCTCGGATCGGTCGCCCATGCGGGCAGCTCGGCCATCAGTGCCGTCAGATCATCCGCGTCGATCTCGTCGAACGCGTCGTGGTTGGCCTGCGGATCGACGGCCCCGGCCAGCGAGTTGTTGTTCGTGAACGTTTCGGCAATGCCGGTGATGCCGCCGTACGTGCTGCTGCCGTCGCCGTTGAACAAACAGTCGTCTTCCTTTTCCGCCAGGACGTAGGCGATCCGGTCCGCCAGCATATCGGCCATCGACACGATAGCGTCCTCGGCAATCTCGGTTGACATCCGCGTCAGCGCGGCCAGCTTGCGGGCGGTCAAATCGACCGCGTCAAACGTGGCTTCGCTCTCGGTCACCGCGGAGTTTTCGCCGACGAAGTAGACGGTCGGCGAGGTCTGAATGCGCGGAACCGTCAGCGTGTCGGACGCCATGGGCATGATCTGGCAGTACCGGCGAGCCACGCCGTACTCCTCGCGATTGTCGATGACGGCGCGTTCCATCTGGTCGGGGACCAGCGTTCCGCCGGCGTCCGACTCGTGACTTTGCGCGGCGCGCAGGTCGATACCCTGCTGTTCGCACCACTCGCGGCTGGGGCGGTGATTGTAGACGCTCGCCAGGAACTGTCTGCCGGCGACGTAGGCGTCGCGAGCGCCGTCGGTCCACGTGAACGCCTTGAGCCGGCCGTGGCGCTGGCGCACTTCGACGCGCTCGCGCGGTTGTGCCCGCGGCGTTGCAATGGCCTGCGGCTGGTGCGTCTGCGGCGCGCTCACTTTGGCCGCGCGATCCTGCAGCTGTTGAGCCCGCTGGCGGTGCTCGATTCGGGTGAGCAGGTCTTCTTGCTCATTGAGCAGACCAGTCTCCCGGTCCTGTTCCTCGTCGGTCAATTCGCGACCTTCGTTCTTGGCGGCGTCGTGCAACGCCTTAAGGTTACTCGCCGCGGCCTCGTAAGCCGCCCGCAACTCATCAATGGTTTTCATGGCCTATCCTTGTGTGTGCCGAGCGCTCACCAAACGAGTGCGCGGCGAATCTGTGGTAATCAACATCTGGCGACGACGACGGCCGCCGCCAGGCGATGGGATTATGCACGCAGGCCCAGGCGACGCGCCCGGGCGCTGATGCGCTCTCGCTGGTCGCTCACGTCGCCGCGTGCACGCCGTGACTGCTTGATGGTTTTCAGCACTCGGGGCGGAGCAACGTAACCGTACATCTCCGGCATGCCGCATGCGGCAACACGGGTCTTGACAGGCAATACCTCATCGGCGAACCCTGCCGCCACGGCTTCCTCGCCTGTCAGCCATGTTGTGGCCGACATCAACTTGTGCATTTCGTCCAGCGGCCGGCCGGTTCGCCCAGCATACGTGGCGGCAATCTGACCGCCGATCTTGTCCAACAATTGGGCCGTTTCTCTCATCTCGGTTGCGTCGCCCACAGCGACCGTCCACGGATCGTGGATCATGATGCTGGCGTTTTCCGCGATGCGGATGGTGTCGCCCGCCATCGCAATGACGCTGGCGATCGACCAGGCTGCCCCGTCTATGACGACCTCAATGTCCGCTGCTGCCTGCGCCAACAAATTGTGCATCGTCATCCCTGCCGTGACCGACCCGCCGGCCGAGTTAATTCGCACGCGTATGCGATCGGCCGCGTCGTGCTCCGAGAGCGCCGTGATCAGCTGCTTCGGGCTGCTTGTATCCGACCACGACTCGTCGTCGATGACGTCGTAGATATAGATTTCCGGAACATCGCTGACGACACACTTGATGGGCTGCGTTGGAACCAAATGTTGCACGCGTCTCGCGATCTGCTCGGCAGTAGTCACTGCATGTCTCCTACGGCGTCGGCGACGAACGCGGCCAATGCGCGGGGGTCCGGCGCCATGTCGCCCGCGGCCCACGCGTTACTACGGCCCTGAGTATATCGTTGTACAGCATCCGTCAGTTTTGATGCCATATCCTTGCCCAGCTTCGCGGCCGCGGCGTATGCTGCCGTAGGGGCTCGCATCATGTCCTCTATGGTTGATGCGTGATCCGCGAACCACTGTTGGGTCTTGACCGCCGCGTCCTGGTCGTTGCGCGCCCAGTAACGGCCCACGCCATTCGTCTCCATCGTACACACGCGGCGAGCGGCGTCCATCATCGACAGATAACACGCCTCGACGGTTGCGTCGTCCTGGTCCTCTTCGCCCTCGGTGTCCGCGTCTCCGTCTGTTTCCGCCATTACAGGCGGGTCCGGCGGCTTGTCCACGTCGGCCAGCGGTTGCAGCTGCTGACTGATCAGCCGCTTGTCGCCATCCGGGCCGACGGGCGGAAGGTTCTCCAACTGCCGGATTTCGTTGATTGTGTAGACGCCCATGCCCTGCATGGCCTGGTAGTGCGCCACGCGAGCCTGCGAGTCGCCGCGAAGCAGCCCCTCGACGGCGTGCTCCGCATAATGTCGCGACTGCGCGCCGAACAGGCGCGCCACGGCCGCCTCCCATCGATCGAGATAGGGCCGAAGGCAGTAGCGCACGAACTCGATGCCTTGATGCTCTATGTTGGAAAACGTCGCACGATCCAAATCCCCTAGCATATGCAACGGCACCCGGAACGCGCGGGCTACTTCCTCCAGCTGGAACTTGCGCGTCGCGATCAGCTCGGCGTCGGTCATGGGCAGCGTAAGCTGCTTGACTTCCATGCCCTCTTCGGTGACCGCGACGCCGGCACGGTTGCGGCCGCCTTGTTTTTTCTGCCACTGCTCTTTGATCCGCTTGGCCGCATCCGCGCTGAGTTGGTTGGGGTGCACCAACACAATACTGGGCGTCGCGTCGTTGCCAAAAAACGTGGCGCTGGTCTGTTCGGCCGCCAGCCCCACGCCGATGGCCTCGCGGAGTTGGTAGATTGGCGACCGGCCCGTCCAACCATTTGTGCCGAACCCGGGAATATGCAGAACCTGGGCCGGCGGGAGGTATACGTCCTCATTGCCGGCATTATGTATGCGATACCACAGTGTCCTGTCTTTGTCGTGTTCGAGCACGACGCGCCATGGGTCGATAGGCCAGATGCCCGCGACGCGTCCGACGCCGTCTGTCACAATCTCGGCGTACGCATTCCCCCACAGGCATAGGTGCGCTGTCATGGCTTCGCGGACGGCCAGCGACAGCATTTCCTCGTTGGCGTACGAGTTCAAAATTCGATGCGCCGGGTGCATCGGGTCTTCGTTACGCGACCCATCGCGCGAACGGCGATACACCTTGAACGGCAGGGTCGCCACGGTTTCCGCGATGATCTTGACCGCGGCAAACACCGCGGCGAACCGCATTGCGGCTTCCTCGTCCACACGGATGCGCGCGGCGGTCTCCGATCCGCCAAGCACGGTCACAAGCCATTTCGCCGGGTCCTTGGTTCCCGACGACCGCGCCAATAGATTGCCGATGCGGGACAGTAAAGTCACAGGATCAGCGGTCCTCGCGTCTCATACACACTGGTCGGTTCCTGCGCAAGCTGTGCGCGGGCCAACGCCATGATCGCGGCGACGATGCCGTCGATGCGATCGCCGGATCTGTTTTTGGCCGGCTTGACGTTGCCGGCCGGGTCAATCGTCGTGGCCGCGTTGCCGGCCATCCATCGCAATACAGGATGACCGCCATGCAGCAAGCGCAGTTCAAGGATCGCAGCCTCAAAGGCTTTGCACGGCGCCGACATGGATAGGTAGCCTTGCCTGAATTCGACAACCCTAAACCCATCTTCATCTATTAGCTGCTGGCCGATGTCATGGGCGTTGTACGGGTCAATGGCAATCTCGCGAATATTGTATTTCCGATGCAGCTCGCGTAACTGTGTGCGCACGTCCGGATAACTGATTGTCGGGCCGTCCGCCCGCATCAAATATCCCTCGCGCACCCACTGTGTGTACGACGCGCGGTCGGTGTGCTCGCGCTTCCGGACGGTCTCGTCTGGCACCCACATCCACGGTCGGATCGCATACCGTCCGTCTGGCAAAACCCAGCACAACACCACCGCGGTAATGTCCACGCGGGTCGATAGATCGACGCCCGCATAGCATGGGCAACCGCTCAGCACGTCGTCAGGCACCATATCGCCACACGCATCCCACGCGCCGAGGTCGATCCAACGATCGGCTTGCTCCGTCCAAATGTTGAGGCGATATCGCAAGAACGCATTGAGTTCGCGCGGGTTGTGTGTTGCCGACGTCGCGGCTCGGGCAAACTCCGTTTCGATTACCGTTTCGCCCATCGACGGGTTGGCTTTGGCCCAAATCGCCGGGTCAAACGGGTCGTCTGCTGCGTCGGCCGCGTAGATTAGCGGCAGATACTCCCAGTCGGGCAGCGTGCCTGCCTCGACCTGGCGCGCGTATTCATGCTGCTCCCAGCAGATGGATTCGCGGTCGTAGCCGGCCGTCGTAATGGCGATCGTCAGCGGCTGGCTGCGTGCCGCCCCGCCAAACTTCAGCGCGTCCCATAGTCGCCGATCAGGCTGGGCGTGCAGCTCATCGAACAGCAGTCCATGGATGTTCAACCCTTCGTTCCGATAACCGTCGGCGCTGATTGCTTTGTAAACGCCATGGTTGTGCGGGTACGCCAGGGTCTTTCTGCTGGGCGTGTTGACAATGTTGTCTGCCAGTTCTCGACTCGCCTCGACCATGCGCGACGCCTCGCCGTGCACAATGTTGGCTTGCTCGCGGTCGCTGGCCGCGGAGTATACTTCCGGACTGGCCTCCCCATCCGCAATAAGCAGATACAAGCCCAACGCTGCGCACAACGTGGATTTGCCGTTTTTCTTGGGGATTTCGACGTATGCTTGTCGGAATCGCCGGCTGCCGTCATCCCGCCGCCAGCCGAACAGCGGAGCAATCAACTGCTCCCATTGCCAGGGCAGCAATGCAAACGGCTTGCCGGCCCATCGACCTTTCGAATGTCGCAGTAACCGTGACATGAACCGGCGCGGCCGGTTCGCCGCGGCCGGGTCGTACCAGCATCCATGCTCCGCTATAGCCAAATCGTCCGTCGCCAGTTGCCGAGGACACGCCTCAGCCGCTCGCCCTCGCGCACTGGATGATCTCGCCCGGCGCGTCTTGGGCTTGGCTCCACGCGACGATGTCTTCCGGCGGCGGCGCGTAGTCATGCCATACCCGGACCGGGCCCCACCAGGTCGAGTCCCATCGCGGTCGGAAATTCCAATTGGGGGGCAGCGCGCATGGGTTGACTCCGGTCTTGTGCACGGCCAACGCAAACGAGGCCTGATCGTTTGACGGCATGGTCGCCTCGTGGCTGACGCGCGAGTCCATGTAGCGGCAGGAACTGTCTGTGCGAGGCGCGAGCCATTCCCAGGTGCGCATGATAGGATGAGCTTCTGCCGTCCAGAACAGCACTCCGGTATTGTACTCGATCAGGTCGCCGGCGAGCTGATCGTCACTGTATCGCCGCGCCCACGGACACTCGCATATTCGGCAAGCCAAACCATGCCGCTCGGCCAACTCGAACCCATACGACAGATCTCCCAGCACTACAGTGTCCGCATCCAGGTATAGCTGCGCGTCGGCAAACCGCCAATCATCCATCCGCGCTTTGTCGAGCAGGGATCCACAGGCTAAATGCTTGTGCTGTTGAGGCACGTCTGGATGCACACGCCCCATGGATTCGCGCGATCGATCAACGGCGTCGACGACCGCCGATCGGTCGCCCCAGGTAACCCACAGCACGCCACGGCTGGCATGACTCATGTAGCTACCCGCAACGTTGGCTCGTCCTGGAACTCCGCGAGCGCACTATCGGATCGCTGCCCGGGCAACACCAGTCGGCCCCGCGACGATGGCGTCAAGCCAAACTCGCCGCAAATCTGCCGCATCTCGCGAATTGCTGCCATCTGGATAGCGATCGCCGGATGCGCCTTGGTCGTGTGCTCCGTGACCAGCAGATGCCCCTCTTTGGCCAGCATCTCTTCCGCATGGCGTACGCGACTCCACGCCATGCAATACGCGGCTAAGGCCGCCCGATCGATGGCCGTCGCCAATCCCAGGCCGGCCAATGCCGGCGCAATGCGCCGCCACTCGCTCTTGGCGTACTGGTCCAACCAGGCTGGACACGCCGCCTTGCTGACGCCTGGCATTGTTGGCGTCCGTACCTGTTCGCCGCGCGCCCGGCGCACACCAGGCGGTGTTGATTTACGTCCCTTTGCCATTATTGCTACCAAATCTCGTTATGACCAAAAACCGCCTAGCATTTCCAAGAAAAACGCGTGTGATTGGGCCGGCGGTCTCCTGTGCGCGCCGCGCAGCAATCTCCCCACCCCCCCCACTCTACTATTCCGCTTATTCACCACGTGCTGTCCGTTTCGCATGGCAGCTCTGGCACAAGGCTACGCAGTTGTCCTCGGCCAGGCGGCGTCCGCCGTCGGCCAGTTTGTGGATGTGGTGGACGTCCGTTGCCGCTGCCATGCCGCAATCCTGGCAAAGCGGATGGCGGCCCAGAAACCAGCGGCGGTACCGTTGCCATCGCCGGTCGTAGCCTCGACGCGCGGCCGATGGCCGCGGCTCCGACGCACTTGCCCCGGCCAGCCTGGGCGGCCTGTGAGTGTCTGGTCGGGTCACGTGCGCATTGGTCCCTATGCTACGAACCACGTCGACGTCTGGATCGCCTCCACCGGTCCGATGGTCGGCGTGCCCGACCGCCTCGGCCTGCCGTAGTAGTCGTACTCCAAATGCCCCCCCAAGAGGCTAGTCGTATCCGTCCCCGCCTCGACGAGCGGGCTGTCCGGGTCGGGCATCGCGCCGGGCACCGGCTCGTACCCCAGCTCCACCGGCGAGGGGTCTTCGTCGTACCCGTCGTCCGTCGCCCCCGTCGGGGTTACCAAGTAGTAGGCATTGTGATCCAGGAACCCCGACTCGTCACCGCTGTCGTCCGTTTCCGTCGACGAGTTGCTGTCGTGTCCGGCGTAGATCGAGTTGGTGAGCGTCATGTCGTCGTAG